CCGCTACACCAGAATTGGTAGCCTGAGCCAAGCGTGTTTCCATCAACAATCTGCTCCACCTCCTCCTCGGTTAGCCCTACCCAAGGCTTGTGTGGTTGTTTGACGGGGCTCATTACTTCAGCTTCGGTCACTCTAACGCCATTCAGGAACCACTCCTTGTGACCACTGGCCCATTCAATAGCTGCGCCATCCTCACGATGCAGTAGTCCATTCAACCACCACGACTTATCACCATAAGACCACTCAATCGCTGGCCCCTCTACGCGATGTCTTTTATCATTAAGATACCACTCCTTATCACCATTAGACCACTCAATCGCTGGCCCCTCTACGCGATGAAGTTTACCGTTGAGATACCACTCTGTGCGGCGTTCGTAAATTTGGACTGTGTATTCGATCATCATGTGTCCTCTTTGTTGCTGTCTATGTGTATTAATTCGTTCGTTCATGTGTTTCTCCTGTTCCACCAAAGTAACGCAGACTGTTTCGCCTCGTCGGAAATACTAATGGTTCCCTTTCTTTTTGTCCATTTTTCATCGTCAAATTTGGGTGAACTACAACCGCAGCCGCAGGAAATATAGTATTGCCTAGGGGAATATGCACATGAACCATCCTTATGTTTCATTTCTGGCTGGTTCCCATCAAATGGGCATGGCTTAATAACTTCTAAATTAGTCATGTGTTCTTCTCCTGTTGCTTAGCATCTACGCAGTCTTTGCAAATAAACTTGCGAAACGTTCCGATAAACCGAATGCTTCCGCCTTTCAGGTATTTATCCTTTTGACACCTTAGGCACATTTGCGGCCTGGAGTGCATAAAACGCTCATTTTCCGTCTTTGCTGATAATGCATATGCGTTTTCTTTAGCGGGTGAAAAACTCCTAAATCCATTGCTCATTTCACTTTCTCCTTATCGTTTATAACTTTTACCTTTTTCGACCTCAGCACATCGCGGACAATACGTTGCGACCTATCTAACTCGCCCACCGTTACGATTTCTAATTGCTTGTCGTGTAATTGCATTGCCTCGTCCAATGTTTGCATCTCAGCACCCTTCAAGATGTAGTGGTCTGTCCTCATACCGCGTTTGCAGACCTCTAGAAGCGCGTCTAAACCGTTTTTTGCAACAAAAGCATACTCAGTACCAAACCCCATCAGAACTAGCGCCTCGCACGTGTTTAGAGCGCTTATCAGTACATCCAGCTCTTTTCGTCTTGCCTCACCTTTGACAAGCATTGCCAGGGCATTGTGGTTCTTCAACTTCAGGTTCAACAGAGAGCCTTCATGCTTTGCAACTGGTGTGATGCTTTCAATCACAAAAGCCAACGGGTTGACTAAGACAGGTTTAGGCTTGTATTTGCTTTGTTTTTTCATATTCTTCCTCTGTAAGCTCACTAATAATGTACAACGCTTGGTTGATTATGAATACAGGGTAATCCCTACCTTCTCTTACTAAATCAAGTATTTTTCTTGCTGTGTAATAGTTCATGCTTTCCTCAATACTGCGTTGATTTTTGCCCTTATGTCTGCAGGCATAGGCACAGCCGTTTTGCGGTCAAGCTCTATCTGCCTCAAAGCTGAATCGTATGAAGGTGAAATTGCAACAGTATTCCTCACAACGTCAGCAGATTGCTGTGCAAAAGATTGCTTTTCAACTTTCTGACTTCTAACCCAGTTTCGCCAAGTCGCGTTCCAGTCTAGCTTGACACCCTTGCCGCCAGCTACCGAATTCCAGTAGTCCGTGAACTCTGCAAAAACTTTGCGCAAATCAAGGTCTGGCCGCTCTGTCTTTGACCACTCGGCAAGTTCAGAATCAGGCTTCCAGTTTGCTGGCAACCGCGCACCGCGTGTTGCTGTCTTATCTTTGGTTAATGGTGTTGGTGTTGGTGTTGGTGTTGGTGTTGGTGTTGGTGTTGGTAGCTTAACGTCCGTTGAGCGTTCGTTAAACGGACGTTGAGCGTTCGCTTTACGTGCTTCAACCGATGCTTGTGCAGACACCTTGGCTTTCGCTTGCTTGTCCTGCATACGCAAAACTTCCTTTTCGCATCGGCCATGAAACCAACCTTCGTCTGTAAGCTCAAAAAATTCATTTAAGACCGCTTGCAAAACCTCTTGATAATCTTTTAACCTTACAAGCCTTGCAACTTCAGCCACGGAAACTGGTAGTTCTCCTTCGCGCAAATAGTATGCATCTATCAGCCGCCTATACGCCAAGTCCTCCATTGGCTCTAAGTGCCCAGTGTGTGAAGCATAGTCACCAAGGTGAAAAGGATAGTAATTCATAAAAACCCCCAAGTTTTGCCACTTCTAATTCTGCTTATGCACATTGTTGAAACGCCATATTCTTTTGCAATTGCAACGTTTGTTGCGCCAACTGTAAAAAGATACTTTATTAAAACAACTTGGTGGTTTTTTAGTTTACTGTTCCCTTGCTTCTCGCCTCTAGCTTGCCTTCCTTTTTTTACTTTGTCCGCACAATTATCAGCATGAGTGCCGAGCAAAAGATGTTTTGGGTTTATGCAAAGTCTGTTGTCACAAATGTGCATAACAACAAGCCCTTTAATTTCATCAAGTTGAATCTTTTTATCAATGCAATATGACCATCGATGTGCCCCAACAAGTTTTCGAAACCTCTTTAAAACACCGTAACCGCCAACAGTAGCGCCGGTGTGATTTATACAATTTTCCATTTTTACCCAATAAAAAAGGGCTACACCTGAAGTCTCGCTATTTCTAGCGTTGGCGGACTGGCACAGTACCAGCAGACTTCATGTGTAACCCCACTGTGAAACGCCGCCAAGCGTCTTTCAAACCATTATACGTTAGTCACTGCACCCCACTGGGTAAAGCTCTGAGATAAGTTTGTACCTCGCAGTTGTCGCATCAGCAATGACAGCGTGCAGCCAATGGATGGCCGCCTCGTCTGTAGTGGGCTTGCGGCTAAGTAGAGCCTCAAGGTCTTCAATGTAGTTTTCTAATGTATTCATGCTCAATTGTGAGTACAGGAAATTATTTTCGTAAATAGGGGTAAACACCTAGATAAAACGTGTTTTTTCTGGGTTAAAATAAACTCGTCAGCAACACAAACAGGAGTTAGAAATGAGACAACTTTATTCGGTAAATCACCAAGGCGCAGAGAAGCTAGCGGCTTTGGTCAGCAAGTTAAGCGACGCGTACATCGACGCGATGATTGAGCTTGAGGATGCGATGGAGTCTGGCAATCAGACCACCATCTTAATTAACGGCCAAGAGTTGACGCTTGGCGCTGAAGATTTTGACGAAATCAAAATCGCATACTAGGAGTAATGAAATGCAAAAAATAGCACAGGCTTTTGTAGCCGCTAAACGTGAATTTGCGCCAGCCCTAAAGACCAGCACAAACCCACACTTTAAGAGCCGCTACGCTGACTTAGCTGGCTGCATGGAGGCAGTCAATGATGCTTTGCTGGCTAATGGCATTGCGCTGTACCAAGAGACCTCAGAAGACAGCACCGGCGTGACAGTTGAAACCGTGTTCTTGCATGAATCAGGCGAGACACTGCGAGGCGGCAAGCTCCACGTGCCTGCTAGCAAACAAGACCCCCAGGGATACGGTTCGGCACTTACATATGCCAGACGCTACTCGGTAATGGCGGCTTGCGGCATAGCGGCAGAAGACGATGATGGTAATGCGGCAGTCAAAGCAAAGCCAACCAAGCCAGCAGTAAAGCAAATCAGCGAGCAAGACTTAAACCTGGCGCTTAATAGCGTTGCACACGCTCAGACGCTAGACGACCTAAAGAGCGTTTACACAGAGGCAATTAAGTTTTGTGGCTCAGACGATGCGGCCAAGGCTCACGTTATTGCGTCAAAGAACCAACGCAAAGAGGAGTTGTCAGCATGAGCGAACAAGGCACAAAAGAATGGATGGCGTGCAGAACCGGCCAAGTGACTGCCAGTCGTGTAGCTGACCTCATGGCCAAGACCAAATCCGGCTACTCAGCCAGCCGCGACAACTATATGGCACAGTTGGTCTGCGAGTTAGTTACCGGCCAGCGCGAGGAGTCTTACAGCAACTCATCGATGGCATGGGGTAATGAGCAAGAACCTTTTGCACGCGCAGCATACGAGGCTAAGGCGAACGTTTTGGTTGACGAAGTAGGGTTCATACTGCACCCGACAATTGCAGGCTGTGGCGCGTCTCCTGACGGCCTGGTGGGCAAGGATGGCTTAGTAGAGATTAAGTGCCCAAACACCAACACAGCATTAGACGCTTGGCTCAAATGGTCTGACGGCAAGAACCCAGTAGCTAGCAAGTACAACACCCAAATGCAAATGCAGATGGCATGTACTGGCCGCAAGTGGTGCGACTACGTTATTTACGACCCTAGGATGCCTAACAAAGCCCAGTTGCTGATTGTTCGCGTAGGCCGTGACGATGCTTTTATTGCTGAAATGAAATTGGAAATCACGCGCTTTATTGAAGAATTGAACAAAAAAGTAGTCAAGCTAAAAGCCGCAATGGAGGCGTTATGAGTGCAATTTACCAAATTCAAAAAGATTTAATGTCTGGCAAGTCAATCACGCCGTTGCAGGCTTTAAATAAATACGGCTGCTTTAGGCTGGCTGCTCTAATCCATAAGTTACGCAAAGAGGGGATGGTCATAGAGACAGAATACGTCACAAAAAACAGTAAAACGTTTGCAAAATATTTTTTAACCACAGAGGACTAATCAAATGGCATATGAACAACGCGACAACTCAGGCTCACTTTTCAAAAATGACCGCAAA